TTCTCCATTCTAGATTATATTGGCTCATATAATATTCTGCCATTCTTTCAAATCTGTCTTTATCAGCTTCTGGTCTAAATTTACTTAATGCTGGTAAAAAAAATCTTCCAAGAAATAAATAAACTCCAGCACGTTCAAATTGATCTAAATTAACTTTTGTATTAACCATTTCTGCTGTATTTAAAACTGTAATATCAGTAAATACATTTTGCTTATAAACTGGCCACCATTCTATTCTTAATTGTCTAAAAATATCATTTGTAGTTTGTGCAAAGAAATTAACTGCTTCTGTATCAGTTGAAAGAATACCAAACTGAAAAGCATCAGGTTGATATTTAGTTACATCACTTGCAGTTATTACATCAGCACCAGTATAATTAGCCATTATTACTCCAGATTAAATAAATAATTAAACAAAGTAAAGGTATAGAATACATAGGGTTATTTTTAGCTTTAACCCAAATCCATTTAATCTTTTTCTTCGTCTTTAGCCAAATCCACTTGTTCATCTTTTTTCTTCCTTGTTCGTTTTGGTTTATCTTCTTTTACTACATCTTGAATAGGTTTAAAACCTCTAAAATCATAAACTGCTTTATTAGTTTTATAATCTTTTAAACTTCTTTCTATAATCTTATTTTTTCTTTGTAATTTGATTTTTTGTTCTGCATCTTGAATTATTTTTACCATTTTTTCTCCTATTTAGAAGTGAGGGCTATTTCTAGCCCCCACCAAGTATTCAATTATTATTGAATTGATGAATCGTAGTGTAACTCAACTCCATAAGAATCATGGATTTCGCCAACTCCATAAACTGAAGTTGCAACAATCTCATCTGCTCTTAATGAAGCATCTCTTTGAGTTTCAATCTTAACATCTTGCATCATAGCGATTGCTAAAGCATCTCTATGGAATGCACCACCTTTGTAATCGCCAGCAGTACCAGTATTAGCAATATTTGAAGTTTCAAATACATTCATACCAGCTAATCTTCCAACAAAGCCTGATCTTAAAGCTTCATTTGCAAGATCGTTTGCATTAGCATTAGCAAAAGTGTTAGTCATATTTGCTTTTAGGTCATAAGCAATTTTAGGGTGTAATACTACATTACACATATCAGCATCAAGTGCATTTGCTCTTAAAGTTGATAATGCATTAAATATTACTGCCGCACTAATTGCACCAGTACCATCTCCTAAAGCTGTTGAGAAACCATCAAACAATGCAGTTAAATCTGCGTCTTGTTTTCTAGCCAATGCTTCTCCGAACAATTTACCAATATCTGCTGCAACATTTCTTGGTGCAGAGTTTCTTGCTAAATCTGTAAGGGTTGTCATCACTCCCACTTCGCTTGCTGTAATAGTTACAGAAGATGGGTCAATCGCTGTATTTGATAAGTCAGTTGCTTCAGAAACTGCCGCCGCACTCACTTGTGCATAAACAGGAACTTCAACTGCTTTACCACCACCAGTGATAGCATAGTTTCTAACTAAGTTTCTCATGATGGATTTTTCAGATGCTACGAATTGTGCTTCTGCTACTATCTCTGTGTATAGTTCCGATAGTGTAGAACTTGTACTTTCGTTTGCCATGTTATTATCCTATTAAGGTTAATTGTTTAAATTAATCTTAACTGCTCCAGAATCACGCTTTTTTCTATACTCAGAATATTTAGCCCGATCTTCTGGTTTAGTTAAGTCCAAGTCCTGTAGATTAAAGGGTTTAACAGTATTACCACCGATAGCACTCTGGCTTCCTGAACCAGACAATGACCCTTGACGGAAATGTGGGTTTGCATCTAGGAACTCTTTAACACGATCTTCAATAGTTAATAGTTCTCCTTTTGCGTTATATCGTACATTAGAATTATTATCAACTACTTCTATACGACCATCATCTGTGTATTTAATTTCATCTTTAAGCAAAGCAACGACTTGTGCTGGGTTAATAGCTTTATTACTTGATGCAACAGAAAGTATTGAATTATCAACTTTTTCTTTTTTGATTTGATTTTTATAATTAGATAATTCATTTTCTTTTTCTGCTAATCTTTGTTGCATTATCTTTTCTAAGTCTTGTTTAGTCTTAGCTTCTTCTAATTGTTTTTGCTTAATTAGTTCTTGTCTTTGACTTTCTTCTTCTTGAAGTTTCTTTTCATATTTTCTTCTTTCAGCTTCAAGCCTAGATGAGATTACTTTATCAAGTTGCTCTTGAGTAAATCTTAATTCTTTGGCTTCTGCTGTTTCTTTTGGTGCTTCATTAGTTTCAGTTGAAGCTACTGTTTCTGTTGCTTTTGTTTCAGCAACTTTATTTTCTTCTGACATTTTTACTCCTTTATTCAATTATTAGTTCTCCGTTATCGTCATACCAGTCAGGGTTGACATAACTCCATTGATGACGACAATTATAGCCACCTCGAACAATTAAAGGGTCACCAGATTTCTTTCCTGACCAGCTTTTGCTATTCCAAAGTTCTTTGACTTCATCAATCGTAAATAGTCCTGATTTTCTTTTATCATATCTTCCATTTCTTACAAGTGCACAATGCTCTCTAGTAGTTGAGATAATACTACCGAAATACTTAACATATTTAAGCCCAGCTTGATCAGATTTAAAATAATTTAATTCTGCATCAAATTCTCTAAGTGTGTCATTTAGTAGCTGACCAGAATACTTTTTCATATTTTCGCCTGTTCTATCACTAGCATATTGAGATTGTAATATTTGAATATTCTTGTCTAATTTCTTTTGTAAAGCTTTAGCAACAGCAGTTCTTTTATCTAATGCTCTTAATTTTATTTCATCTCTTTTAATTTCTTCTACTAATTTATTAATTTCTTTTTGATCTGCTCTAGCATATATACCATTGATAGATTGTCTTAATTCTCTTTCTAATTCTGCTGGAGAATTACCTAATAAAGTATATTGATAAACTTTTTGATTAAGAGTTCTAGTAAATGTATTCGATATATCTTGAAATTGACTAAAAGATTGTCTTTTAAGATTTTGAATTAAAGTTCTATCTGCTTGAGTTAATTGTTGAAACTCTATCGGTATATTGCCTATTTTTTTAAATGCTTTTTCTATTCTTTTAGCTTGTTTATTAAAACCCTCTCTAACAACTCTATCTGCCCAAGGCAAATATTCAGTATCTAATAGTTTTCTTATTTCTGGTTGAAAATTAATAGCTGATTGAAGATTAAATAACTTTCCAGCATCAGTAGGAAGTTTTTGATTAACAAGATTAGCAACTTGTCTTTCTATTCGATCTAAAAGGTTTATTAATTGTTCGTAGTATTCTGCTTCAGCAATTTGAATTTGCTTAATTCGATAGTCAGCAACATTTTCTATTAAATCTGCCATTCATTAAATCGTTTCTTCCTCTATTGCCTCGATTACTTCTGGAGTTTCTACTTCTGTTTGAGTAAATTGTCCTAATTCTACTTTTGCATCTATTTCATCAAAAATAATATTTAATTTTTCATCATCATCTACTACTGCTCTAGCAATCTCTTTATCGATTTCTTTGTTTAATGTTGGAGATTGAACATTAATAGTTTTAGCTTGTTGATAGAACATTAAATCAGTTGCATAATCTCTAATGTTAAAACTTTCTGGGTAATCTATTTCGCCATCAAATACTGTATTTTGGAATAAAGCATATAATCTAAATAATTGTTCTTCAGCTATTTGTAAGTTATCAGCTTTTTCAGATAATCTAGCATTTAATAATTCAAATTCAGTTTGTAATGCAACACCAGATGATATTCCTGTCTTTTGAGTTCTTACTGCACCTGTGTGTGCTATTCTATTTATAGATTCAACTTTGTTTCTAATTGATTCCATAATAGCTTGTAAGTTCTGACCAGATGGTTGTAGTAAATATGGTTTTAAGTTTGGCTCAAGTTCATCAGGCATTTCAATAACAGCACCAGCACCAGCAGAAGCATTAACACTCGGAGTTTTAACTAATGATGGGTGGTTTGTTAATCTGATTAACTGTTCCATTTCTGAATATTCGTTATAGATAGCTTTTTGTAAATCAGCTATATCAGTTAAATCTGATTGACCAATTCCTCTTTTGTGAGATTTAGAATTGTATAAAATAACTGCTGGTATTTTGCCAATCATATTATCTACAGTATCTATTACTCTAGGTTCTTCTCTTTCAGGCATATACAAGGTATCAATTCTATCAGGGTACCAAATACGCATATAAGTTCCACCATTACGATCTACTTCTTCTCGGATTTTTAAATAGTTTAATTCATACTTACCATTTAGTTGTCTTTCATAGTTCCAATCTAAAACATTTTCAGGAGTAACAATTGATAGATATGGTCTAATATCTTGTTCTAATTCTTCTGCTCTAGTATTTGTAGTAACATTAGGTTTATCTAAAATCATAAAACAATGACCATAAATAGAAGCATAATTTTGAGCCTGTTTAATTACAGCATTTAAACTATTACCCTCTAAGTCAGCATCTCTTAAAAAAGAATCTAATGATGGCTCTTCAGCTAATGACCCAAAATCTCTACTTGGTCTAACTCTAAATAAAAATGATGAATAAATTTGAATGATATTTTTACAATGATTATCGCATGGAGTATTTGCTAGTCTTTGATTAAATTCATTATCTAATTCTAAATTATATCTATGCAGATATTGACCAACCATATAATCATAACCACCATTATACGATCTAATATAATATTCCCAATTATTAACTGTTTCTTGATAATCTTTGTGAACTGCTATTGCTTGATCTCTAGTGTATGCCATAACTATTTAATTGCCCATCTTGTTGGTGGAGTAAATACTGCCTGTGTCGTTAGAGGTTTTAAAAAATCTACCATGTAGCCTATTGCATCATTCATGTGATCAAAGCCCTCTTCCTTTTCAGGAATATTAGTGTTCTCCTTGTATATTTGTCTTTGTAATCCTTTTACAATAGTTTTGCAAGATTGTGAAACAAAAATATGCCTTTGCCCATTAGAATCTTTAAGTTTGCTATTAACAGCATTTATCCTATCTCTTATTGCTGGGTGTTTATTTTTAACTTTAACTTTAAATCCAGCATTTTGTAAAATAGATAAGTCAGTTCGACCACCAGCAGATGTCTTTCTTTGTTTAGATGCTGGGTCAGGATATATAAAAATAGGTATTTTAGTTCCATATCTATCTCTAATTTCTTGAACCATTTCATCAGTATTTGATGAATAAATAACAATTTCATCTACAAAATAAATTTTATCTTTTTCAATTTGACCTACACAAGCACTCATTGGGTCCACGTTAAAGTCCATGCCAATATGTAGTGGCTTTGTCCAATCTATTTCTTTTTCGACAATACTTTCTACTGGGTGGAAGTTATAATAAACTGCACCAGCATAGTTCTCAAAAGTGCCTTCAAACTCTTGTCTAAAAGTTCTAATATCAATATCTTGTTTAGCTTGTTCTATTTCATCTGCTGAAACCATTCCACCTTGTAAGGTAGTAAATTGAAAACTATCCCATTCTGAATCTTCCCCTTGTCCTTTTAAATACATTCTATATGACCAGTTTCCATACCCTTTAGGAGAACCACACATTAAAACATCTCCTTGTGTATCAGAAATCGAAGCCCTTAAAACTTCTGTCCAAGCTTTCTCATCAATGTCAGCAAATTCATCTAATATTAAAAAATTTAATCCTGTTCCTCTAAGACCATCATAATTTTCACAACCTTTTAAAGATATTTTGCTACCAGTTTTTTTTATAGTAATAGATAGATTAGATTCATTAATGCTTTCTATCCAATTAAAAGCATAAAGCATTTCTTTTAGTTTCGACCAAACAATCTCCCTAGCCATTTTAAATGTAGGTGCAACATACCAAATATTTTGTTTTACTTTAGAAGCATATTTCATCATTTCGGTAATACAAAGATATGTTTTACCAAATCGTCTTCCAGAAACTAATACCCTAAACCTTTTATTGCTTGATGAAACTTTATGTTGGGGTTTTGTTAATGTTATTTTCATTACAGAAATAAGATATATATAATTTTTCTTTATTAATTTGTTCTTCTTTTAATTCAGCAAATCTAATAGTTAATTCAGAACCAGCAACTACACATTCTGTCCAAGAGTTATAATGAGGTTCGATTGTCATTGTATTATTGCAAAAACCAGTAATTGCTGAACATATGGTAAATGCTAATATAAATTTCATTTATTCTTTCTTCGTTTGTCATAAAGTATTTTAATTCTTTTTTGCCAACACCAAATACTAATTCGTGAAGCATATTTTTCTATAATATGTAAAATAAAATTCTGCATTGTAATATTGTCGCTTGTCATAATTAAGGATACAAAAGCATTTCTTCTGCTTCCTTTTCTAATTCCTTTATTTTATTTCTTAACATCTGTATTTCATTATCTTTTAAATCAATACAAGTTTTAAGAGTATCGCACTCTTTTTCTAAAACATCAATTCTTTTTTCTAAATCTTGATTACCTCGATCATCATTTAATTTATTTGTCATGTATAATTCTCTTTATTGTTTTACTTCCATCTATATTAATTTCTATTTCAGCTTGTACTTTTCCACACATAAAAGTTTTATTAACCATATCCATATTTCTTGTTGCTTCTCTTTTCATTTTTAAACAAGTTGATAAACTATCTTGTATTCTATGCTCAACTAATTGACCATTAATAAATAAGCATAAAGCAAATACTAAACTAATGGGAGTTGCCATTTAATTTACCTATATTAGAACGAACTGAATCTTTTAGTTTTTCAACATCAATGTAAAGTCTTTCAAAATCTTTTTGAAGTCTTTCAATATTAACTTTATTATTCATCATATTATCCACTCGTTCAGTTAATTTCTCCAAACCCTCTGCAATATGCTCTAATAATAAAAATTGTTCTTGATCAATTGGTTTTTGAATTGATGCTTCTAATAAATCTTGTTCAAATAATTGGTTCTTTGTTTCTAAATTATTAAGTCTTTCAACAATGCCAAAATAAGCCCAAACACCTAGTGCCACAGCACCTACAATGGCAAGTAAATTTCTTATTGGTAAAGATACTGAAGTGTTTTCTGATATTTTCATTTAGCAATTTTACCTTTGTTGATACCTTTTTTAATAACATAATCTTGAGTTCCATTAGCACCTACATTAACTTCTTTTTTAAGAGATTTAAATAGATTCATTTCTTTTAA